CTCATCGATGATTGGCATGATCGACGACCGCTTCATCTTCTCACCGTCGTAATACATCGAATCGTTGCCGCGAAGCGTGTCGATCGCGTTGTCAACCCACTCTTCGTCCCAACCTTCGCTGGTGACTTTCTTCTCGAGTTCCTGAGCGGTCAGGAAGCACCGCCAGAAGATCCATGGCGACCGCTGCGGGTCTGAGACGTAAGATGGAAAGATAACCTCACCGTCGGGGGCACAGGCGTAGGCGACCGGGCAATCGACAGACTGCCGCGGCGCTGGGATTTGTGTCTCGCCCTTGGTACGAAGCTCTTTGATGCACTTCTTGGCACGCTTATCGGAGAGCTTTGGGAACGCCTGTTGGAGGATCGTCATCACGACCTCGTCGTTGGTCTCGTCGAGAATCACTTCGATCAGGTCTGGCGACTGCTGTGCAATCTCGTCCAGAGTCATCGGCTGCAAGTAAGTGCGCGATTCGCGCTTCCATCCAACGTATGTGACCATCAGTCCCTTCTCAAGCAGGTAGTTCGCACCCTGCTCCATCTGGTTTTTGAAGTCTGGAATGTACGACGACTTCATCCATTTCAAGAATGACGAAACGACCCCGGCGCGTGACATCGATGCCATCGACGTTGGGAATGCCTTGATGTGCGACCGTTGCAGTGCTTGGTCGAAGATCGAGATGTAGGTATTGATGCGCTCGCCGATAACGTTGACCTCTTGATCGGATGCACCTTGCCACGGGAATGCCGTGGACCCTGATTTGCGAAGGTCTTGAGTTTTGCCGTCCCAGATATTGCGACGATCGTTGTAGCTTCTCAGACAGGTGTCGAAGTAGGTGTCGAGATCTGCCAGCGTCGATTGATAGGCGTATGTGAGTGAGTTGATATCAGGCACTTCTGATGCGTAGATCAGTTCTTCACCCTCGAGTGATTCGTTGGACATGTCGTCGTTTTCTTTTTTCATTGTGCCACCTTAAATTTGTTTTCTCCGATCTCTTCTGCTCGCACTACAGTGATCTTGCGACCAACTGAATTTTCACGATAACGAGGCATGAAGATCTCAATTTGAATTCCTTCAAGCGATCCGTACACAAATCTGGGATTTGGTGCAAGTCGCGTCACTCGCGCCTCAAACTTTTCTGGCTCAACAACAATAGGTTTGCTGTCATCGTCGTTATTGATGACGCTATTGATGATATCCTCTGCTTGCTTTTTAGTTTTAATAGCCACCTGTTCCGTATGTTGTAACTTTAATCTCCGAACCGTCAACGTGATCGATGCCAGCAATAGCAGCATATCTTAGCACGTCAATAGGATCCTTCCATGCCTCTTTGAGACCTTGTTCACCTGTGTATTCGCTCAGTGCGTGAATGATGTTCTCGCACTCGCTCGAAATGTAGAACCGAGGACGATTCACACCATCAATCGGCTTGCTGGTGTCCCATGACATTTTTGAGATCAATGCCTGTAGACCGTCGTCGATCTCAAGGCCGGGTGCTGGAATAAAGATCATCTCCTGCTCGGCTAGGTCTTCGATGATCGAGGACGCTCCGTCGGCGGCTTGATACTTGGCTGCACCGAGACGGGGATCGATCAGCCGCTCAAAGATCTCTTCATCGCCCTCAAGGTCTTTAATCAGGTCAACGTAGTCGCGGATGCCGTAGCCTTGTCCCTTGGCACCATCACCCGGCATCCACTTGCCGCTCTTCCATTCTGCCCAGTCTCCCACGTCAACCCCGGGGTACTCACGGTAGACCCAGAAGGTGCCGCTGGCATCGACTGCAATCCAGCACATGAACCACGACTTGCTCCCTGCCGGGTCGAGGATCATGTAGCGCGTCACGTTGTTGTTTGGAATCTTCTCGGGATCCACCACGTTGACCTCTTTGTTGAATCGCGGGAACTTGGTCGCGTGCGATTTGACCGGCACACCGTAGGCGCGGATCAAGATCTCTTCCCGGCCACGTCCCATCAGAGTCTCCTTGATCCGGTGATACCCACCGAACGGGTTGTCCTGCGAGTGGAAGTAGTGGACTGAGGCGTTGCGCTTCTTGCTGCGCTGAACGTATGGCACAAGCTCGCCGTTGAGCAACTCGGCCTCGCGGCTCTCGATCGTCGTGGCACCGTCGAGATACTCCTTAATGACCTCGGTGTAACCGTCGATCGGCGTGAACGTCAGCAGTAGTTTGGCATCCCGGGTAGCGATACGGAACCGCAGCGTGTTGATCATCTCCGGGCCAAGCAGGTATTCGTCCAGCCACACCCCGACGTTATGCCATTTCGGATTCCTAGAACCAAGCTCGGCACCTTCCAAGATCGTCGGGTTGTTCTGGTACTGCGAGTAGGTCTTGAAAATGATCTGCGACCCGTTGGGGAGGATCAACGACTGGTCGGTGAATCCATTTTTGCGGGTAAAGCTGATGTAAGTGCCGCTGGTCGTCTGCTTTGTTCGCATCTCAGCAGGTAACCAGTCCCAGACGGCACTCTGCTGTTGTCGGATCGATACCTCGGCAGTCTGCGAAAAACAGAAGATTTCCGACCCGGGGTTCTCGAGTGCAGCGCGCACCACGGTGAATGCACCCCACTGGGTCTTGCCTGACCGGTTACCGCCGAGCGCGACGATCTCGGTGACCTCGGCCAATTGCTCTTCGGCCTTGTCCCAGTGCGGAAGGCGAAAGCCAAACCTGTACGGATCACGCTCGGCGTTGTCAATTGCTTCGTGGTAAATCGAATGAATCTCGATCAACGTTTCCTCGTCGAGCAGCACGATCTCCTCGTCGGTCGGAGGAGTCAGAATGGAGTGCTTTTTCCAGATCATTGCTTGTAAGCGTCAGTTTCCATCAGAACGTCGATGACCCTGTAAACACTGCCACATTTGCCACATCCAAGCTCATCGTCCTTCGCTGGAAATGATCCACGGTTGCCATCTGCAAAGTGAAGTTTGCTGTATGTCTCGCAATACCCGCACTTCCCAATAAATGGGGTGACAAATTTTTCAAGCACTACGTTCCACACTTTGGAATCGAACTTCTCAGATAGATACGAGGCGTAAGCGAGAGTGTTGCACCTGTATTCCTTGCCGTCATGCTCAACCACATAATGGCAGAATATGGGTCCATCAAATCTTGATTCTGGTTCCTTGATCATGCGGAGATGATTTCGGCATCGATGGCACCGTCGCGTAGCTTAGCGGCGATGCGTGCCTTTGCCTCAGAGATGACCTTGGCGGCATCAGAGATCGACGCTCCCTTGCGGTGCTCAATGACGACCCCGGCCATGCCTGAGAGCTGTGCAGCCTTGTCTGTCATAATCCCGACCGTCAGCGCGAGCTTGTCTGGAGAGATGTTGACCAACTGCTCCGGGTTGTCGGCCAATTGCTCGGCCTTGTCGAACAGCAGGTCGGTGAACGTCTGGGCGGCAATGGCGTACTTCTGGCTGAATTCCTTCCGCTTCGTCTCGAGCGTGTCAACGTGCCTCCATGCGAGGCCGTTGATGGCACCGTAGCTGAGCCCGGTACGTTTGGAGATCTGCTTGTTTGAGACGCCCTGTGCCATCATCCAGAGCGCGGTGGCGGCAGTCCGAGGAGCGCAGGCTTCAATGCATAGCTTCGATACCCCGATCTCCTCAGACCGCTTGCGTACCTCGTCAAACCACTCGTTTGGTGGGTCAACGTCAGGTTCTTTTTCGAGTTTTCGTGGCATCGCTTAATTCATCATTGATGCTTTTTCAATCGACGAAGAACTAGACGAAACATTCGATTTCGATCGTTTGGTCCGATTGATTCGCTCTCCGATGATATCGTGCAAGCGTCCCAGCTGATCCAGCGCGTCGTCAATTTCTGCGTCAAATGGATCCTGTTTGTCGGCGGTCGCTAGCCCACGCATCGTTTCTGCATACGCGGCTATATCGTCTTTTTCGATTTGTTGGGTTCCAATTTTCATTTTTCAGCTTTCTTTATTCGGTTCAAGGCCGCAACAGATATTCCTAATGCTGCTGCTTCTGCCTTAATTATCGCCTTTTTCTCTGCGGCTGCAACTGCTTTTTCTTGATCTTTCTTTGCTCTGATTATTGCGGAACCTTCAGCGAATGTAAGAGGCTTCTTACCTTCTGGAAAGAAGATGTCAAAGATATCATCAAAGCTTGATTTTTTGGCACCTTCGTTTTTCGTCCATCCCTTTTTATCCCAAACGTCCTTCTCTGCAAACCAGAGGATCGCTTGGAGATCGTCAGGATTCATTCCGAGCTTTTTGGCTGCGCGTTGCATGACCACTTGGGAGAATGCAAAATCCTCCTTGGATACGCCGACTTCTGACTTTGGTTGAATTCTCCACGGCACTCCTTCGCCGCCGTAAATTTGACGACGCAGGAAGCGTGCGGCCCAAATGTCGATCGTTGCTTGGACCGTTCTGCCTGACAGGTTTCCAGCGAAGTTTGGAGTCTTTGGAGATTCACGGTTGTCCAACCAAACCCCGGCGATGACCTTAAGGACCGCCCCAGAGTTTGCATTGAATTTTGCACCATTGGACCGGCGTGGCAAAAGGTCGTTTCCGACAACGTAGATTTTGATCCGTTGGGCACCAGTTCTTTCGTCAACAGGCGTTTCGATTAGCTCAGTAAGGCTTTTGATTTCTGCATAGATCGCTATCCTGTCTGCCTTTACTGTGGCACTTGGAAGTGCTGCATTCAAGTCATCCAAGATCCCCTGAATGTTCTTGATCGACCGAGTCTTGGTAATCTCAGCATCAAGAGTCCCCTTGTTTTCAGCACTGATTGCTTTCAGATACCCTTTCCGATGCCTGTTGTATCTGCCGGTCTTGATTCCTTCATACGCATCGACTGATTGCTGGAAGTTTTCGTCAACAGGTGTCTGGGCACTGGTGGCACCAAGCAACTGAGAGAATAATTCTCGACCATCTTCTTTCAGCGCATTCAGAAGTTTCCCCCGCATGCGGCTGTACCATCCCTTGCCTGCTGCGATTGCTGGATCTTTGAGGACAATCCTTGTCTTTTCCACCATGTCATTGGCGAAATGGTCAACCACGCCGTTCTTGATCAGATCTTCGACTCGTTTACGTTCCGCATTATTTAGGTCATATGGGATGGTGTCGAGGAAGTCGGTTGATGCATCCTCGACCTTGCCTGCAAACTTGTTGATGTGAGGTGCTTTGGCTAGGTCATACCCGTAAGACACCGGAACAGGCTTGTCATCCTTCCAAGAAGGTTGATTGGTCTTCGCCCCGACTGCTTGGATCACGTCCAGAGTGTCTGCGTCACCTTTGTCGATCACGCGATCTGGCCCAATCACTTGGCGTTCTTTTTCCTTTTTGGCTTTTTTGACTGGCTCAGGAAGGCGGTTGATATTTTCAGATTTCAAATCAAACCGATTGCTAATTGGGATAACATTTCCAGAGCTGTCGCGGGTAATTGGATTGGCGGATTTTATCTGGGAAGGATCAAATACAATGATTGCCTCATCTCCTTCTTTTCCTTCAAAACGGTTTTCGTAAATAACTGAATCATATCCATTTTTTCGAAGAAACGATACGATCTCTGATCTACTTGAGGTGACTGGTAAAGAAGATTTAAGCTGATCGTTAATCTGTGGAACTACTCGATCACTTGACCAAGTGCCTCTATCTTCAAGGCGGATTGGTTTTTTTGCATTCAGATACACCTCATACAATGAAACTCCGTTTCCAACTTTACGATTTCGCCCCATTGGGCCAATTGCTTGCCTCCGCGTAAGCCCGAAATGCGCTCCTAGTGAATCTCTTGCTGTGGTTACAAATTGTGTTATTTGGCGCGGATTTTTTGTCGAATGAAATGCTTTACCTGTTACATACCCAGCAGCATTTGCCGCCTCGTCTACCAATTTTTGCTGTGTCTTCACATCTCCATCTTTCACTGCCTTCATGTAGTCAGCGTCGATTTTCTCAGGAAGACGGTTTACATCAGATGCACCTTCGCGCATGACCCAATCTGGAAGCAATCCAGTCTTTTGTGGAGCATACTGGGTTTCTGCGCCACCTGCCGTCTGATTGAATTCTCCGAATGGTCCGAAATTCACCCATGAGTTTTGCCCACGGGTTTCTGCTGTCATCGCCGGGCGTGCCAGATCGGAATACATTGCCGAATGAGATCTCCATGCATTTTCCTCACCGTCAGCCCGGAATCCAAGACCTTCTTTGATGTGGCCAAAGTAATCGTGGACAATTCGGAACACATCATTGGCGAGCATCTTGTGCCCATTCAGTGTTTCTCCTGTGGGTGCCATCAATGGATTCCCACTGATGTCGATCTCTGCGGATTCAGATCCACCAAATCCATTTTCTGTTGGGAAGAACCACAAGTGATTGTTGTCCTTCACGTCAAGAAGTGCCAACCGTGGGCTTGCCGCGTATGGATCAGGAGTTCCCGCAGGAATTGCCTCAACCTTGAGACCAGTTTTCTTGATCGCTTCCCACTGCGCCAATGTCTCCTTGATCATGGCATCGTAAGATGCTTTCACCTTTGGATCATTAGGAGCATGAGCCATTTTCTC